CTATTGAACAGGTAGAGGACGAAGGCGGAACGTTTGTTCCCATCGGGGTCATTCGATTACACAAGGGACAGACTAAGAACGGAAAGGGACGCATTGTAACCCTTCCGGCCGATTTGGCTAAGCAAATCCGCGCGCTGATCGCTACCGGGCGAATGCCAAAAGGTAACCGTGTGCTAACTTGTTTCAAGCGAGCGGTGAAACGCGCGGGGGTCTCCGGCAACATCGTGATCCACTCGCTGCGCCATGCACGCGTGAGGCGACTGCGGAAGGCTGGTGTTGAGAAGGCAATTCGCAAGCAATTACTTGGGCATATGGACGATGATGTCCATGATGACTATGACGACCTTGACCTTGAGGATCATCTTGAGGTTGCTAAGAAAGTTGAAAAGTACGCGGGGGACCGGGTTGAAAAGTTGGCTAAACGCTCTTCGCAAGTCATTGATTTTGCTAAGGTTGGCGACGGCTAAAAACGGCCTACGGAGGACGGAACCGACTTGGTGACTATTACCTATTGCAATCTAATTAACCATCACTATATAGGCGCTAGATGGTACGGTCACCTACGGTAAACAGGTTGTTTTGGGCTACTATCCAACAAAACCAACTAGTTAAGGCGCCAACGTGCCTACGCACTACAGAAGAAAGAGGGACTGATGCAGCAGATGATGGAAGCTAGGGAATACCAGCTAGCAGCCGCCTCCCTGAAGAAGCGGGACAAGCGACAAGCAGCTAGCTTCGGCAAGGGATCGACTACCGGAGCCATGGCCCTGAGTGGCCAGCAGCTGCCCCGCCTCACTGAGTACCTGCGGGAGAAGTGGAAGACGCCATGCCGAGCTAACGCCCCTGAATATAACCTTGAGCGGATGCTGCGGCAGATTGAGCCGGAGCTTGTAGCACTAGTGTGCTTGCAGACCGGCCTGCATGTGGTCTCCTGTAACGAGAAGCAGCAAGTCAAGGCATTCAAATCGTTCGCCGCCAACCTTGAGGCCGAGTGCTTCCATGCGGGCCTGCTCAAGAGCAATAAGAAGCTGGCAGAGCGGGCTAACAAGTATGCCGAGCAGAGGCACGCCAATCAGAAGATGCGGCAAACAGCGGCCCGCGCTGTAGCTAAGAAGGCAGGGTTCACTGGCGAGGAATGGTCCGCAGAGGATCACACCGTTGCCGGAGTGTGGTGTGCTAACCTGCTCACCCAAGGGCTGCCTGATGTGTTCCGCTGGGAAGAGTTCACCGAATGGAACAAGGCTCTCGGCATCCCCGAGAAGTTCCGCATCCTCACGGTGTCCGAGGAGGCGCACGGGTTCATGGCGGATGCTGTGAAGGACATGATCCTTCGGCGCCCCGTGTGGCTCCCCCGGCTGACTCCGCCCGAGCCGTGGATTAGCTACAAGCAGCGGCCGTCCGAGGACACCCGTATCCTCAAGGATGCCGCGATCATCAAGGCGTACAACAACGACCAGATTGCTCTGGTCAAGAAGGCGATAGCTGACGGCACGATGGCGCCCGCGCTGAAGGGCATCAACACTCTGCAAGCTGTACCGTTCAAGATCAACACTTGGCTGTTGGACGTGATGGATCAGGTGAAGGCTAACGGCGTCGTGGTCCCCGGGTTCACCGTGGCCGACAAAATCGATGTGCCACCGAAGCTCACTGAGGAGGCGTGGCAGGCATTGGGCCAAGACGAGCGCAAGCTGGCTAGCGAGGAGCGCTATTCGGCACAGAAGCTCAACCGGCAGCGACACAGCGACTTGACGCTGTTGGCTCTGGACATGGCCGAGGCTCACAGGTTGGCCGAGGTGCCTGAGTTCTACATGGGTATGACGATGGACTTTAGGGGCCGCGTGTATCCGTTGCCGCGCTTCAATTTCCAGCGGGGCGATCATGTGCGCAGTCTCTTCCTGTTCAAGAACGGGCTTCCGATTGGCGAAAAGGGTACACATTGGCTACGAGTACACGTTGCCAACTGTTGGGCCCAGAAGGCTCCCTGCGAGGATACCGGGCTCGACAAGAAACCAATAGCTGAGAGGGTACAATGGACGAAGGACAATTTCGAGCTACTGAAGCGTTACGCGGACATGCCGCTAGTGGACACGGGATGGACGAAGGCCGACAGCCCGTTCCTGTTCCTTGCCGCGTGCCGCGAGCTAGTCCGCGCTGTGACCGTGGGACATGCCTATGTGTGTCATCTCCCGGTCTCGTTCGACGGATCGTGTTCGGGCCTTCAGCACATGGCCGGGGCAACGCTGGCTGAAGAAGGGCGCTTCGTGAACCTCACGGACAACGATGTGCCGCAGGACATCTACGCCATTGTGGCTAAGGTTGCCCGCCGTATGGTCGAGGAGGATGCAAGGGGCCAGGACGAAAAGAAGCGCAAGTTTGCCCAGCTGTTCCTTAGCTACAAGGAAGGCAAGGGCATCGACAGGAAGCTACTGAAGCGCTCGACCATGACGTTCTGTTATAGCTCCGAGGCGAACGGGATGGGCGATCAGTTCTTTGATGACCTGATGGCACCATTGCAAGCGGATGCCGTGCGCAACAGGACGCCCCACCACTTCGGGACCGTCAAGGAGCAGGCGGCTGCGGCTCGCTATATGGGCCGTGTGGCTTACGCTGCCATCACTGAGGTAGTCCGCAAGCCCGCTGAGGCCATGGACTTCCTTAAGGCTCTCGCGGGCGCTATGGCGCACGAGGGTAAGCCTGTGAGCTGGGTGACACCGGCAGGGATACCGTGCGTCAACCGCTACCACGAGGCCCAGACGAAGACGCTGAGCCTCTGGCTGCACAATGAGCGCATCAAGGTCACCGTGGCCACGGGCAACGAAGCGCCCCTCTTGAAACGGAAGTGCCAACAGTCGATTGCGCCCAACTGGGTCCATTCGCTGGATGCGGCTCATCTGCTGTTGACCGTGGGTGCATGTGCCGACGAGGGCATCACCGACATCGTTACTGTCCATGACTCATTTGGTTGCCTTCCGGCACATGCTGACAGGTTCAACCTAATCATTCGTGAGCAGTTTGTGTTGATGTATCAACGACATGATCTACTAACGTTCCTACGCACTACAGCAAGCGCTCAGTTGTCAGAAGCAAACCAAAAGCGACTGCCGCAGCTTCCGACCAAGGGCAAGCTGGATTTAGACGAAGTCCATCGGGCGAAGTATGCCTTTGCCTAATTAGTCACACATAGGGAACTAATACCATGAACAATACTTCGACCGACAACTTCGAAGCCATCGCCAAGGATGCCGTTACAGCCCTGACCGCTGCGGCGCTCACGCTGAAGCTCATTGGCGAGCGCGAACTGGCATCCGCGATTGCTGACCGCGCCCGCGATTGCATCGACCGCGCGATTGCCTTGGGCGGCGTGTGAGCATCGCGGCCAACGTCGAGGAGATTATCCGCCTCGACCATCTGCTTGAGGAGATAGCTGGGAAACCGGTTGTCTCCCTTGCAGACCTGAAGGAGTGGCGCTGGCTGAAGCAGCAGCGTCGCTATCAGGTGCGAGCAATCCGTAACTACACCCCTCCATCATCGAGCATCAGATGACCTTCGACACGACCGAGCTTACTGACGAGTACGGCGCAACGCTGACCCTTGAGGATCGGCGCCAAGAGACCGGTGGCATCTTGCTCACCGTGAGGGACGAGACCACCGCTGCCATCGTGCTCAGCTATGAGCAGGTGCGGGCGCTCGCGAATGCCCTGATTGATGCGGGGTTCTGAAGTCCCGCACTAGCGGGCAAGTTAGATGGGCGGGGTAAATCCCCGTCCTAGGTATTGATCTACTAGGACTACAATTTCCATAATGGCGAAGATTACTAAGACGCTCCCCGAGGGTACCGCTGTATTCCCCAAGCTCGATAAGGTTGACGTGTATCAGCCGAAGAACGCGAAGGGCCAGAACAGCGGCGAAGAGAAGCGCACTTGGAATACCCGAGTGAAGTACGGGGACGAAGACCACCGCGCAATTGATGCGTGGCTGAAGAAGCTGGCTAAGGACGCTGGCCTGACCTCAGTGGCCAACTGGCCGTGGAAGAAAGACAAGAAGACCGGCGAACTCACGCTGATGGTTAGCTCCGGCGAGGAGTACAAGCCCGGTCTCTACGACGCCAAGAACAAGAAGCTCCCCGAGGGCACTGTTATCGGCGGCGGCTCGCGTATCAAGGTGAACGTGTCGCCCTTCGTTTACGAGGGTCTCGGCGGCGGTATCAAGCTGTACCTCAACGCGGTGCAGGTGATTAAGCTGGAGCGTGGTGGCGCCAATGGCGTTAGCCCGTTTGAGGAAGAGGAAGGCTACGAGGCCCCGGCTGAAGCTGAGGACAAGTCGCCCTTCGATCCGTCCACCGCCAACAGCGCGGATGACGAGGCGTTCTAATGACCAAGAAGCCTGCGCTGGCGCGTAGGTATCGGTCGGGCCTCGAAGAGAAGCTTGCAGAGCAGTTGGAAGGGGCCGGGATTAGCTACGAGTACGAATCCGAAAAGATTCCGTACACAGTCCCGGCCCGCGAGGCAAAGTATCTGCCCGACTTTCCGATTACCGGAACCAACATCTACCTCGAAGCTAAGGGGCATTGGGGCGGCGGCAAGTTCGGAGGCATCAAGCAAGCCTCCGCTGAGCAGCGGCAAAAGATGTTGCTCCTCAAAGAGCAGCACCCCGGCCTTGATATTCGCGTCGTGTACGAACGCGCCAGCACCAAAATCTATCCCGGCAGTCCAACCACCAATGCCATGTGGGCAGAAACCCATGGGTTCAAGTGGGCCGACAAGGGGACCATTCCGCAAGAATGGGTCGATGAAATCAAACTTCAACAGAGGAAGAAGCCTTGAAGCCGCTGATCCTCGACCTCTGCGGAGGAACGGGGTCATGGTCGAAACCCTACCGCGATAGCGGAGAGTACGATGTCCAAGTTGTAGACCCGCAAGTGTGGTTAGCTAATGATCCGGGGACAGGTGACGTGCGCCTGTTTGAGTGGATCAAGCGACGACCACGCGGCATCCTTTGTGCCCCACCCTGCACTGACCTGTCTGGGTCTGGCGCTCGCTGGTGGGCCGCGAAGGGGCCACAAGCTCTGTTGGACGCGCTAGCGGTAGCTGACGCTTGCTGCCGCATAGTGCTTCTCCACAAGCCCGATTGGTGGGCCCTAGAGAACCCTGTGGGGAGGCTACGCCGTTACTACGGCGATCCCACGTACATCTTCGATCCGTGCGACCACGGCGACCCCTACACGAAGAAAACGCTCCTATGGGGCGAGTTCACCATTCCTGACCAAAACCCTGTCGAGCCCACCGAGGGTAGCAAGATGCATCTACTTCCGCCATCAGCGGATCGGGCGCGGCTGCGTTCGGCAACTCCACCTGGTTTCGCGCAGGCATTTTTTGCAGCTAACCCATAACTAGAAGAGGACGAAGAAGACATGACGAACACGCAGTTTTTCCGCTCGGTCAGCCTGTCCCCGCAGCAGCGGACCATCCTTGGTCATCTGGCTAGCGGTAAGACCATCAGCGACATGGAGAGCATGACCGTCTATCAGATCAAGCGCCTCTCTGATGTGATACTGAAGCTCCGGCGCAAGGGATTCGCTATCCTCACTGATGTTCGCACGGACGGCTCCGGCCACAAGTACAGCCGCTACGAGTTGGTGGCCTGATCTGAATGGCATGGCTCAATTCTGGGCCTTGCGACAAGTGTAACTCAAGCGATGCCCGGGCCCATTATGAAGATGGGTCTGGGTATTGTTTTGCTTGTGAGACTTATTTCAAGGCTGACGGTGACACGACAGAGGTAGCTACGGGAGATTGGCGCCGAGGCGAATACCTCGCGATGAACTCGCGGGCCCTCAAGGAAGAGACGCTCCGAAAGGCTGGCTACCAGTACGACCGATCCACAAAGACGCACATCATGAACGTGCGGGACAGCGGTGGGAAGCTGATAGCGCAGAAGTTTAGAACGCCGGAGAGCAAAGGATCATGGATCGGGGACGCGAAAGACCCACCGATTTATCTGAGTTGGCTTTGGCCAGCTAAGGGCCGCAGCGTACTCCTGACGGAAGGCGAGATTGACGCGCTGTCATTCTGGCAGGCGTGGGACCTGAAGTACCCCGTGGGCTCGCTGCCGAATGGCACCGGCTCCGTGCGCAAGGCGATCCTGAAGCACTACGAGCAGCTGTGCGCCTTCGAAAGCATCTACCTCAGCTTCGATAACGACGAGCCAGGACAAAAAGCCCTAGAGCTAGCTTGCCAGCTATTGCCGGTCGGCAAGGTCAAGATCATCCGGCTCCCCGATGACTGCAAGGACGCCAACGAGTGCCTGATGAAGCACGGGCCTCAAGCCCTTGTGCGCGCCTACTATGACGCGAAGGAATACAGGCCAGATGGTATCCGCGAGGGACGCGAGTTCACCAAGGAGCGGCTGAAGAAGAAGAGGCGGGCGGGGTTCAAGCTGCCGTGGCCGAAGCTAGACGAAATGTGGATGGGGCTCCGTGATGGAGAAGTCACAACGATTGCAGCCGGCAGCGGTATCGGCAAATCAACTATCGCAAGGCACATCGCCTATCACCTCCGAACCGAACACGGGCTCAAGATTGGAAACATCTATCTTGAGGAAGACAACGATACCTCCGTGTCCGCTTACGTCGCACTACATCAGGGCGTTCCCCTAAAGAACGTCTTAGCTAATCCTGAGTCCATCAGTGACGCGGATTGGGACGCAGCGCTAGCCGCTGTGGTCTGGGACGGGATGCTCTTCTACGACCACTTCGGATCGCTGGAGAGTGAACGCCTGTTGACCATGATGCGCTTCATGGCCGCGAGTGGCTGCCGGTTCATTGTGCTCGATCACATCAGCATAGTTCACAGCGGCACCGAGACCAACGACGAACGCAAGGACATCGACATCCTGATGACCAAGCTAGCTAGCTTCGTCAAGGAGACCGGTGTGGGCGTGATTGCCGTTGTGCATCTGAAGCGAGGGAAGAACTACAATGAAGGTGACGCTATTTCTCTCACTGATATGCGCGGATCAGCGTCTATTGAACAGCTATCTTTCAACGTCCTTGGGCTCGAACGGGACCAGCAAGACAACGACCAAAAGCTATTCGCGCAAATGCGGTCGCTCAAGTGCCGCATCACTGGCGAGACTGGTGAAGCGGATAGGCTCAAATGGAATGTAAAGAGAGGACAGTATGAAGTTGCAGGACCTGAGTGCTTCGATCCCGCAGGAGCAGCGGCAGACGATGACGCGCCGTTCTAACGCTGCCAATTGGCACGGGGAACAGGCGGTCAAGGCGTATCGCCGTAAGGATATGGACGCCTTTGTGCGACATACGCAGATTGCGGACCATTTGTGGAGGACGTGGTGATGGAGCACGCATTCCCGTTCCCCTCTGTGAGTGGCCACCCCGGCATGACCCTGCGGGACTACTTCGCGGGGCAGGCGCTGGCGGGCATCCTAGCTAACAACAGCGCTTATAGCCCGCAGCACTATACGCGGATTGCCTACGAGCACGCGGACGCCATGCTGAAAGCGAGGCGGGGTGAGTAGGCTCCTATTCGACATCGAAACGGATGGCCTTCTCTACGTAGCTTCCAAAGTCCACTGCATCGGCATCGTTGACGTTGATACCGGAGTTGAGAGCAGCTACGGCCCCGCCGAGCTTCATAAGGCCACTGTGAGGCTAATGGCTGCTGACGAGCTTATCGGCCACAACATCAAAGCCTTCGACATCCCGGCCCTGAAGAAGCTGATGGCCTTCACACCGAAGGCGGGTCAGAAGGTCACCGATACGCTCATTGTCTCCCGGCTGATGTACCCGGCAATGAAGGCCGACGATGCCCTCAATGACAAGGTGCCCGCAGAGTACAAAGGGAAGCATTCGCTGGGCTCATGGGGCCACCGGCTAGGTGAGCACAAAGGCGACTATGCCGAGGTGAAGCGTAAGCAAGCTATCGAGCTTGGCTACACGGACGAGGTAGCTATCCAGCGGTTCATCTGGGCCGAGTTCTCGACCGATATGATGGACTACATGATGCAGGACGTTCGCTTGAATTTCCTGCTCTACAAGAAGCTCAACCCCGACATGTACCCGCAGAAAGCTATCGTGCTGGAGCACCGCATAGCTGGGCTCTGCGAGCACATTGAGGAATCCGGCTTCCCTTTTGACTTCGCCGCCGCAGGGCGGCTCCACGTCGAACTGTTAGAGAAGCAGTACCAGCTAGAGCAGAGACTGAAGGCTGAGTTTGGATCATGGGAGCAACCTATCTCCCCCGATCCAGCTAAGGCGTGGTTCGTCCCCAAGAAGGACGATGCAAAGCGCGGGTACAAGAAGGGCGTCGGCTTCATCAAAATGAAGACCGTCGAGTTCAACCCGGGCTCGCGTGCCCACATCGCCAAGGTGCTCAAGGAGCGCGGGTGGAAGCCTACCAAGTTCACGGACGGCGGAAGCCCCCTGTTGGACGAGGAGACCATTGAGGGCGCAGTAGCTAGGTTTCCCGAGCTACATGGCGTTGGCGAGTACCTGATGCTCACCAAGCGCCTCTCGCAGCTGACCGGCTCCAAACAGAGCCTCATGGCAGCAGTGCGAGAAGACGGAAGGATACATGGCCGCATCAACCCTATGGGGACCATCACGGGGCGGGCCGCCCACTACTCACCAAACTTGGCTCAAGTCCCGTCAGCTAAGAAACTCTACGGAACAGACTTCCGGCGCCTGTTCACGGTGCCCGCTGGCTACAAGCTGGTGGGGGCCGATATGCAGGGCTTGGAGTTGCGTGGCCTAGCCCACTATCTCTCATACTTCGACGGAGGGGCCTATGGCCGCACGCTTCTTGAAGGCGACCCGCATTGGGCTGCTGTTATCTCTCTTGGTTTGCTTCCTCCGGGGACGGTCAGAGATAAGCATAACAAGCTACACATCATCCTTAGAGAAGAATGCGCCAAGGTGTTCGTCTATGCCACAGTCTACGGCGGAGGCGACCTCCAAGCTGGGACTATCATTCACGAAGCTCTCCTGAATGCCCGCAACAATGCAGGGCCTGCGGGGGCAGCTGTCTACAGTGAGTTCTTTGGCTACGAGTTGGCGCCTAGCGAAGCCACCCTTAGACGGGTTGGCGGTAAGGCTAGACGCGGGTTCGCAGCTGGCATCGAAGGATACGAGGCTCTCCAAGCGCAGCTGAAGGAGCGCGTAGCTAAGCGGGGTGCGGTTAAGGGCCTTGACGGGCGCCTGATCCCGCTGCGCAAGGACTACGCGGCGTTCTCAACGCTCAATCAGAATGCGGGCGCCATTCTCTGCAAGGAGTGGGGCTGCAACGCATTTGACGAGATGGCAGGTATGATCCTGCCGGGGCGTGACTTCTTTGTGTGTGCTTGGGTTCACGACGAATACCAAGTGGCAGCCAAGGAAGAGTTTGCTGACTTCGTTGGCGAGACGCTCGTAGCTTGCGCACAGAAGGCGGGCGAGCCCTACGGCTTCCGGCTGCGTTTGGACAGCGAGTACAGCATTGGGGATAGCTGGGCGGACACACACTGATGGACCGTCTGCATACTCTGCTGCAATTCATCTTCGAACGCCCCTTAGCCATCCAGAGCAACACGGCCCGCCGAGACGCGGACGTTGTAGCTATGGCTGCATCTATGGGGCTCATCACAACAGAAATTACCCCTCACACGTTCGGCCGAGATTGGCGCGTGACGAGCAAGGGGCTGGTACTACTCAACGAGGGAAACAATGCAATATCTCATTCTGTCGAAGGCACAGGCGAAGGAGCTTCTGGCTGAGGTTGAGGCTCTGGCTGAGGAGGCTTTCCAAGCGGGTGTCAAGGTTGGGCGCGGTGACGTGGCGCAGCTGTCTGACGAACAGGAAGCGGATGCCTACGACACGGGCTACGATGACGGCAAAGCTATCGGCTACGACGAAGGCTACAACGACGGCTCCGCCGATAGCTACGATGATGGCTATGAGGACGGAAAGGCCGAGGGTGAGCTTCGCGCCGCTGAGGCCGCAGCCTACAGCGATGCCTTCGATGAACCGCCTCGTATCCATAATTGGACCGAGGGCACGCGGTTCATCGACTAATGGACGGATACCATGAGTACGCGGGTGGCCAGTTCGATGTGCAGGCTACCCGCGTGGACAACAAGGTAACGCTCAGCTTCTACCGGAACGGCGTGCTGCTTATGCAGGCCGACACGACCCGCGAGGGAGCTATGGGCATCGTGCAGCGTATTCTAGGGGTGCTCTCATGACCACCCTTCTGATCGACGGAGACGAGTACCTCTTCCGGGCGTGTGTAGCTAACGAGCTAGACATTCGTTGGGACGAGCAGAACCACGTCCTCCAGGCTAACGAGGAGGCTTGTTGGTCTGACTTCGCTGGCTCTATCGACAAGCTGGCGCAGAAATTCCACACGCAGGACATCAAGCTCTGCTTCTCAGGCACCTATGAGACGCCGAACTTCCGGCTAGCTATCGATCCTTCCTACAAGGCGAGCCGACAGGAGAAGCGCAAGCCCCTATGTTACGCAGCGCTGCGACAGGAAGCCGACGACACCTACAGCACCCAAGCATTCCCGGGCCTTGAGGCCGATGACGTGATGGGCATCCTAGCTACCAAGCCGGGAGCCAATTGCATCATCGTGTCCCAAGACAAGGACATGAAGACCATCCCGGCCAAGATTTGGACAGGGGACGAGGTTCTCAACGTCACCAAGGATGAAGCCGACTACTGGCACATGTTCCAAACGCTGACCGGCGATGCCGTGGACGGCTTCAAGGGCTGTCCGGGTATGGGGCCCGTCAGCGCACAGAAGCTGCTGGGTGAAGCCATGGCTACCGATGACGGCATGTGGCCCTACGTGGTCAAGGCATTCGAGAAGAAGAAGCTGACCGCAGAAGACGCACTCCGCAACGCCCGCTT